TTCCCATCGAGAGAAGCATCGAGATCGAAAGCACGGATGTACCCTGTATGAGGGCAAGGGTTGTGATCGCTCTTTGAGGCTGCGTGCCTGGCATCTCCGATTGTTCCGTCACTACGGCGGTCTCTGTTAGGATAAGAATCGTCTGCCTGCTCTCGAAATTGGATTACAGATTTACTTAGTCTAGCTTTCATCCAAGTAGGATTGCGGCTTCTTCAGCAGTTAAGCCCAAGCGGTCAAGAATTGCTTGACGAGCAGTTTCCTTTGCTTTTGCTTCTGCTTGTAGTTTTGCTAACTCTGCTTCTCGCGCTTTTCTTGCTTTTGTTTCAGCAGCAGTTTCATCACGCTCAGTAATTGTTTCTTCACCTGTTAAAACATTAACTTCTTTAAATATAAGTTTCATAATCGCTCCTTATGCGCTTCCGTAAATGTAAACTGTTCCAGCATCAAATGTGCCAGTACTACAGGTGATTTGTATTGAAGAAATAACCGAAGTGCCAGTATAAATTCCAGTTTGTATTAGCACACTGTTACCACTAGTTGATCCAACTCCAGCCTGTCTTTCAACTATTTTTGCACCCGAAGAATTACCGCCAGTAATCATCATTGTTGCATTAAGAGAAGAAGCTGCAGCGGCAAAACCTAAAGGAAAAGAAGTATCACCATTTATACCTGTAAAAGTTATGCCTACTATGTTAATTGCAGTGCTGTTGGCATTTAATTGTAAAGCATCACCACCATACTTGCTACTTGTGTCTGAATTAAAAGTCATATTAAAACCTGGAGTGCCAGTGCTTCCACTCATATTGTAAATATAAACATAATATTTATCATAACCTGACAAACCTGTTATAGATGTGCTTGAACCTGACAAACTTGTACCTGCGCCATTGAGAGCAACAAAGTTACTTCCACTACCTGCAGGAGTTGTCCATGCAGGTACTCCACCGCTAACGGCTAAAACTTGCCCAGTAGTTCCAATGCCAAGTCTTGTGTTTGTGTTAGCCGTTGCAGAACGATATTCAATGTCTCCAAGTGTTGTTGATGGGTTTAGCGCCTTGGTGGTTGTGTCAATAGATGAACCAAGGGTGCGGATAGCCGCTGCGCCATCTTTAACCAGATCTGTGTCATTAGGTGTTGTCCACCCATAATTGGTTGTCGTTGCCATTTTTCTCCTTGATTAGGCTACTATTGTAGCGTTGTTCCAGTCTAAAGTAGTACTTATTGTGTTCCATGTTTCGGCTATTGGTACATTGTTCCACCTGAATGCTTGCAAGCTGAAAGCTACTGGCGAAACGATAATTGTTAGATCTAAAGCATTAAAGCGGCTTGTCCAAGTCCAACCTTCGATAAAGCCCTGATAGCGACCGTCTGCAATATTTGTCGGTAAATCCTCAATGTCCAGAGGCAACCCCATGAAAATGCCTAGAGCTTGATCGCGTGAGGCATCTGGGATATTTGGGTTAGACATTGGAAAGGTTATCGCCTTGAATTGGTACTGAGGGAAAGCCCTAAGCTCTAAATAGAATTCAGCCTGAGATTCTGCATCTGACCCATTTTCCAGGGTAGTGGATATGTTTTGGGCTTGTACCCCATAAGTGGCAATAGATGTTGCATCTTCGGCTGTTTCTTGCTGATTATTTTTATAGGTAATTGTGACTTTGTTTCGGACATCTCCCAAGCGTTTTGATGTAGAAATACCAGCTGCATAAGCCCAGCCCCCATCCACATAAGCGTAGCCATTAGCTGCAAGATATTGCCCTCTGTGGGTTGAATCTGCATACCCAATGCGACCAGATGCATCTTCATAGATGTATCCCAAGCCTGATCTAGCCAAGGTGGATACAAGGCTATAAACATCCGTAGTGCTGGCAGATCGAGCAGTAAGCTCATAATCGCCTGGGCGATCAATCTCGCCTAATCCAGAATTCTCAGCATTTGCCCAAGTTGTAGTAGGTTCATAATTTGCCCACTCTAAAGCCGCTGGCACTTCATTCCATTGGTTGAAAAGGATAGTAGATAGAATTTCATAGATTTGGTCACCATCAAAGTCTTTAGCCAATACGCCTTCAGTTAAGGTTTTAGGAAGTTTAGATAAAGCTCCAAGGGCTGTGATAGTTATGTCTTGGGTAATGGCTGGTTCGCCAGTTCTAACCTTTACATCAATGTCCGAAATGTCTCCACCGAAAATGGGGACATATGTGCCAGATGAGTTTTTAATTTTGATTACTACAGAATCATTTACATCAAAGGTAATGGCTGACTGGTCAAGATTCTTAACCGTAAAGCGAGAATATCCAGCAATAGGCTGTGAATAAATGTCTGAGCGCCCAGAGGTGACTGTTAAGTCAGCAATGACTAAATCAGTAATATCTCCTGCGCCATTGACCTCTACTGCCCATTCTGGAGTCCAAGCTGTCATACAAAGGCACCAGCGCCAAGAGTTCCACGATATGAAGATTGATTGAGTACATCAACGATTTGGCGAGCTGTGGATTCTGAATCGATCGCTCCATTGACTGTGATGTTGTTGTTGTAATTTACAGCTTGACCTGAGTAGCCACCGCCAGGAGAAGCTACAAATGGAGCAGCATTAAAGCCTGGCATTTCAAAACTAGACCTGGATGCATTGCTGCCACCGCCGCCAAATGTTAGGAAATCTTTAACTTTGTTTCCCCACTCAAATAGAGTTTGAAAGGCTTTAATAAGTAATCCTACAGCTGTAACCACAGCGCCAATTGCAACGCCGACTACCTCTAAAGCTACTCTGAAAGCGCCGCCTAAGAATGGAGCAAGATATTCTTTAGCAAAAGTCCACAGAGCGGAAAAGGCTTCCTTGTTATCCATTACCGCAGTTTTAACTCTATTAAATATAGATCTTAATCCATCAAGAATAGGGATCAGGATTGTCTTAGCAACCTCAATGATATCGTCAAAAGCATTCTTTAATCCATCTCCACCTTGGAAACCTTGCACAAATGCTTCAAGTGCTGGCATTACATATTTAACAATGTTTTCAACCATTGGAGTAATTGCCTGAAGTATGAATGTGCCAACAGTTTCCTTGGCTTCATCAAATGCAATCTTTAGGCGATCCATTTGTCCCTGGAATGTATTAGCCTTGGCAGTTGCCTGGTTTTCAAATGTGTCAGCCAATTTAGCGAATACCTGGTCAGCTGAGAGCCCAGCAAGTTCAGCCCTAGATAATCCAACCCCTAGCTTGCCTAAAGCCGTTGTAGAGCCTTCCTGTGCCTTAGCAAGGGCATTTGTAACGCTCTCTAAGGATTTACCAGTACCAGCTGCAACATCTAGGGCAATAGCCTGAAGTTTCTGTGCCGCAGTAACATCTCCAGTAGCTCTAGCAAGTCTTTCTAGGCTAGGGCGTAGTTCATCATCTGTAACCCCAAAAGCTAATGAAGTTTTGGTAATGTAACTTTCAGTAGCCGCAATCTGGGCATTGGTAGCGCCAGTTACATTTCTTAAAGTAATAGCAAGTTTTTCCTGAGCAGCGGCATCTGCAATGGCAGACTTAACGCCATCGATCGCTAGTTTGCCAGCATAGGCAGCGGCAGCGGCTCCAGCGACAGCAAATGCAATCCCAGCTTTTTTGCCGAAGTCAGCAATCTTGCTACCAAAAGTCTGTACCTCATCGGTACCTTTTGCTAAATTCTTTTTTAGATCATCAACATCTGCAAGGATCGAGAGTTTGAGGGTTCTACTTCCAGCCATTATTTATCCCACTCTTTCACGATTCTACTAAATGATTCTTCCCATTGTTTAATTAACTCAGGCTGAATTTTACGCAATGTTGGATAGATAAAATATCCTTCATTACCTCTACGGTTGAGTCTAGGCGATCTGGATGGGAATTGCTTATAGCCTTCATAAGTACCAGATGTGCGTTTTCTTTCTTTAATGTCAGCACCAAATTCGGCACCTGCCAAAAGACCATTACCGCCTTGCTTGCCTGGGTTAAATTGAGTGGTTGCCCCACCTGAGAATTTCTGACCAGCAAATCCAAATGAAAGCTCACCAATCTTAGATGACTTGGAAACCTTGAAGCCTTCGGCAATTCTTTTGGCTACATTAGGATTAGGAGCAGATCCAGCTGCGGCTTTAATTTGTTCACCAGCATACTGAGCTAGTGCGCTTGAAGCATTTTTAGCCTCTTGCTGGGCTTCCTCAGTTAATCCTTTGAACGCTCTAATAATGCCGCGTAATTCAGCTTTATCATAGAAAATAAAATCCCGTTGTGGAGTCACATCAGTTGCCATTGCGTGTCTCCAATACTTCTATAGCGGTAAGAATATCCTCTGCGTTTGACCATTCAGACATCGGGATCTGAGTGGCGATCGCAAGTTCAACCAATAGGCGACTTACTGATCCACGCTCATGGCTTTTGGGTTATCAGATCCTAGATCAACATCTACGACTGATTCCATCCATGCATCAAAAGGCTTTGTTGGTTGTGTGCCAGCCTCTCGCTTAACAGCTGAGTGGGCAACGAACAGAATATCCCAGATAGCTCCAAACTCGGAGATACTTTTCTTTTCTGCTCGCTCCCACTTAGCGAAATCAGGTGGATAAGCTACGACTGTAATCTCATCGCCTGACTGGTATTTAATTGTCATTGTTTGTTGCATTTGTTTGCTCCCGTTTTAGTTGATTAGCTGAATGTACCTGTTGGGGTAGATTCTACCTGGAATGTGAGTGAAACTGTCTGAGCATCTGGCGCTGTGCCGTTTGGTGATGGGAATGTTGGAAACACATTGCCTGTGAATACTGCGCCTGTTGCAGCTGTAAAGCTGAAAGCAAGTGCTGTGTTAGGTGCTGAGTTTGAAGCTGTCCATAGTGCCTCACATAGAGATCCTGATGCGCCCCAATCTGCAAGCATTTCTACTGTGAGTGTTGAATTGGCATCTGTAACTTTGTAAGCGCGACCATCTAAGGTCTGGTAAATTTCGCGTGTTTGTTCGACTGTTAGGGCGACACTTGTAGCCTGAGCATCATATGCAAGTGAGTTGATGGTCAGAGCCAAATCACGCCCTGTTATTACTGTTGTAGGCATTTTTTCTCCTTATAGTGTTTGAGTGTAGTAGGTGCTTAAAGTGATATCTGAAACGAGCAGAATCGCTGCTCCTACCTCTGAAACGGATGGGCGTGAAACCGACCCTATTTCATATCCTGCAGGGATGGCTGCAAGAATACTGATTATTAGCTGCTCTAAATTATCGAGCGATGCTGGATTGCTGTTATAGGCAACAGCTGCAGATATGACAAAGTTTAGTTTTACTTTAGTGCTTGATTTGTTAATGAGTAATAATTCCATCATTGGATCTGTGTAAAGAATGGCTACCGCTGGTGGCGTTACCGTCTCAGGCACATAAGAATAAACATTTGCTGCAACGCCAGATAGAGCAGTCGCTAAAGCTGCTCTGACATCTGTGGCGATATTTGATGGCATTAGCCGATCATCGTTTCGACATCAAGCAAACCGCCAAGCATTCCAGATACACGGTTGAAAAGTGAGCGACCTAAAGCGTATGGTGAAATCTGGAAATCTACTCCCTGGATTGCTCCACCGCTTGAATTACGAGCCTGGAAGATCTCTTTAGATAATGCTGTGACCGCTTGCTCTACAACAGGGTTTCCCACATAAGTAGAAGCTCCAGAAAGCGTTGCAGTACCAGATGGGATTACTTTTCTTGGAGAAACATCTGCGTTTGTAATGGCTACTGTAAAGAATGGGCGAGCCGCTGTGTACATTCCATCAACATATAAAGATGAATTGGCTTCATAAAATGTCACATCTTGATCGAAAGCATTAGAGTTTAAAATAGTGAAAGTGCCATTAAAGGGAGCCGAACATCCTGTGATGATTACGCTCTGACCTTTAGAAAAGTTATTTGTACCTAAAACATGGTAAGTAGCAACATTACCGTTTAATTCAACAGCATCAATTGCGCTGTGGTATTTGACAAGCATTGGAAGGGTAACTTGCTCTGCAGCATCAATAATATCTGCAAGCACGCTATCTGGATATAAGGATACAGAAACGCCAAGAATAGTCCTAAGCTCCGAGACTGTAATGATTGTTGGCATTTCTGAACCTTCCCTAAAAGGGTGTGGGGAGCGATCGGGAGCAACCGCCCCCCACACATTTACTTATTTATTAAGCAACATTTAGCTTGCGGAATGCAGCTGGGTAGCGATTAACTACACAAACATATCCGTACAAGCCGATTTCTAGCTGACCATTTGCAACAATATTTGAACGCAATTGGATCTGTGCGCTCTCATGGAATCGCATTGCATCGCTTGAATATACTAATGCGTGCTTAGCGTTTGCATTGTCACCTGTGTAGTTAGCATCAACTACCAAGTTAAGACCTGCAACTGTGCCATTTGTTGATCCCTGTGTAATAAGACCAGCGGCATTTTGAGATGCTGCAGCTGCGAATAGTGGACGGTTTGAACCATCTACAGCGCCGAGCAATCCTGCGAAGTCAATTCCATCTTCTCCACCTGTTGTTGCAACCAATAGATTGTTTGGTGTGCGACGCATTACGCCGTAAGCATCTGAGATACCTGCAGCGATTGACTTGTAAATTGTTGATGAAGATGATCCTGCAGCTGCTTCTGCAGCAATCTTTGCAGCATAGTTATCTGTCTTTTGTGCATATGATGCAGCAAGCTCACGGATATATAGATCTAGGAAAGATGGGTCAGATCTGTCAATTAGCTCTACATCCAACACGCCAGCGCCGGCGAACTTGACCACATTATCTTCTTGAAATGTGACCGCAGTATCTTGTGATGCAAACTCTGCACCCTCAGCTGTCAATCCTACAATTGCCTGAGCGCCTAATTTTGGAGTAAATACTTTCATTCCACTCGTTGGAAGTGCAGCACGCTCGATCGAATCAATGAAAGGGCGTGATGAATCAATAATACCGATAACATCCTTTAGGTATGTTGGTGGAACCATACCTGTGTTTTCTGCAACTGTTGCAACTGAAAGTGCTGCTACAAGTGCGCGTGCATCTGAATCGCCGCGTAGTGCCGCAATCTGTGCTTTTGCGAATTCTCCCGCTGTTACATTTGTATCAACGCGAGGTGTTGCGTATGCAACAGGAGCGTATGCGCTAACTGTTACTTCTGCCTTAGCAGCTTCTACCGTCTCGGTAGTTACTGCCTCTGAAACGGTTTCTGCCGACATGGCTTCTCCTTCTGGTTGGGTTTTAGTTTCTTCACCTTCTGGATTTGCCAGCGGTGAAACTTTATCTTGATTATCTGCAGCTGCTACTTTTTCAACAACTGATCCTGGTATTGCGCCGTCTGTGACAAGACTAACTTCAATTAACTTAGATGCATTGATTGCCATAACGCCCTCTTTGTTTTCCCATGAATCGACAGATACGCCGACTGAAAACATATCGCGTAATCCTGTAGATGCCTCAATCAGCGCATCATTACCAGCGTTTGTTGAAGCGATCTTAAATTCAGCTGTGATGCCTGATTCATCTTCTGACCAACTAAGTAGCTTCCCAATCGGTGCTGATCTTTGATGCTCTAAAAGTAATTTTATATTCTTGCCAAAAGTGATTGAGTTAGGCAAAAACTCTGTCATTCCTGCAGATGTATTGCCTGGGCTATTCCATGCAACAATACGACCAGCAATGATGCGGCTTTCTGAATCTGCCGCTGTTAATGTAACTGGAAATTCGATTTTCATTTAATTAGGTCTTCTTCCTCTTGTATCTGTTCCACACTCATTGCACCAATTGAGTTAAGGATCTGATATACCTGCGCACGCTCTAATGCTGAGCCGCGTAGGAATTCATCTAGGCTGTATCGTGCCTGTACTGTTGTAGAGCTTAGGAAATCTGGTTGGCTTAACCGTTGCTCTATCGGAATAAGGATATTTTTTAGAGAGAAGTCAATAAGTGCCTTGCGCTCGTTGATCGCGTTGCTATAAGTCAGACTTGTAACTTCCGCACCTGCCCAGTAACCGCTAACGCCCAAAGCTCTGCATAATTCCAAAGCGACATATTGGCGAGCTTCATTTAATTGTAATTTGGCAGGATCTATGCCAAGGATTTGCAAATCAACATCTGCATTTAAGAATGCTGTTGATCGTGACTTGCGAGCAGAATTCCATGCAGTTAATAATTTAGCAATTCTTTCAGATGTAAGGTTTGTGCCATTTGACTTTAGTGCCATTTGTGGTACAGGCTCTTTTGCATACATTTCGGCTGCGCTTTCTAATGCAGCTGCAGCTTTAATTGTTTTACCTGCGCGAGATAGCACGCCTTCATCTAAACCATAAAATACTATTACAGAGCCTACGCCCGAAAGTGGTGCCGCAATGTTATCTACCTGGTATCCAATGATTTCGGTTTGATTGTAGTTATATTGCGGCAACACTCGTGTTGGATCTATTCTTGTCCAGTCTTGAATTCTGCCATCGGCATACATTGACATAACAAGTCCATAAGACACGCCGCGAAATAATAAATCTTCTGCAACAAATGCGTAAGTGTAAGATCCTGGCACTCTTGGATCTGGTTGATTGAATACTCGGTTAGGCTCTACATGTGCGCCAGTAAATTTGTTGTAAGTTTCAATTGGCAGACTTGCCACAGTAGAACACAATAGGTTTCTAATTCTTGCAATTGTTGGCACAGCCATAGCTTCTGCTCTTGATGCTGTAGTGCCGTATGTTAAAGGATAGGCGCTTACCGTAAATGGTGAAAGCGCGGCAGATACATCCACAGATTCGCTTGGAGTCTTAGGAGCTGCTACAAATAAATCTTTAAGTCCCATTGGCACCAATTGTACCATAATGTCCGATTTATCCGAATACTATATCTGCCTCTGATTCTGGGCGTGTTGCAAAATGGGAAACCATACTCATTGCCACAGCTGCGCAAATTGTGGCATTTGAAACCTTGCGCCCTAAATACCAACCGCCATCCTTAAATGGAAGTTTTACAGCTGATAAGACTTGCTTGTTCATTTCTGGATTGTCATTATGAACCAACCTGCCTGAGATCACAGCCGAGAGCATCTCATCACAGCTTTGTCCGTACAGGGCTCCATCTATTGGGGTAACAGAAATACCGCCAGGGATAAGGCGCGTTGCGACTGCGCCAGCGGTCTGCCTGGAGTAAGCAACCGTTTCTGTGTGGAATTTCTTGACCCAATCTGCCACAGAGTTAGCCATCTGTTTGTCATCGATATTTACAGGATTGGAATATGTCTCTAATAAGATTACTTTGAATTTATCTGAGTTTTCAATTTGCTGGGCAGCAATAAGGCACCCTGATCTTCTGTCTGGGCTCAGATCGATTGCCATCCAGGTAGTAGCTTCAACATCTAACTTGATTTTCTTATCTGCTATTGCTTCCCATGCCGATGGATTGATTGCTGGGTTTTGAACATTGACCCATCTGCACAATACCTCAGTTTTAATGGTTGATTCATCATCATTAAGGATTGCTCGTAAATTATCAGGATGTACGGTATAACCCAAGGATGGATTTGAATATCTAACCGCATCCCAGAATTCTGGCGTGTCGCCAATCTCTACATCTGGAGCAGACCATTCAAACCAGCCAATTGCATCATTGTTGCCAGCAATCGCTGCCTCAGCCCTAGCTCTTAGGGAATTAAGAATTACTGAGTGTTGGTCTCCAGCATTTGAATAGCTGATAGCCATTGGATTCTTAGCACTCATTTGAGTAAAGCGCAAGGATGCCCAAATATCTAAATCTTGATATTCGCGTGTTTCATCTAAGTGGATGCAGTCCACCGATGCGATACCGCGAGATGCTGAGTTATTAGCTCTAACTAGATAGCGAGCGTTTTTAGTTTTAATTTCTTGCGATCCCTTTGTTTCATACTTTTTAATAAACTGCCCAGCAAGGGATGCATTAGCCTGGATGATGTCGTCAATCTTCCAAAAGATTTCTGAAGAGGTTGTCAGCTTGTGAGCTGTGTGTACCTGCATCTTCTCGCCCCAGAGATACATCCCAGCTAAGATGCGTAGCGCCATGAATGTGGATTTGCCTTGCTGCCTTGCCATGCAGATGCCGACCTCAGAGTGATACCAGCGCCCATCTTCTCTGACTCGATGCATCTCGATTGCCAGGTATTTCTGCCAAGGGAGCAATTGGAAAGGCTCATTGGTCTCTGGATTAATGATTTGCTCTACGAAATCGATCATCTCTTGACCTTTAGAGGGTAAATCAACGGGTTTTGACCTAATACGCGGTTCTGTCGCCCCTAGGTAAGCCACCTGAGGCGTTTTAAGCGTGTTTGAGCCTGATTTAGTCATATCTAGTCAGAGTCTATCTGATAGTGGCTTATCTCTTCGTTTTT